AAGAGTATGTAGCTAAAGCTGGTCTGTGGATTGCAAAGAAAAGATACGCACAATGGATTATCTCAGATAATGGAGTACCTTGTGACAGATTAGATGTAAAAGGATTAGATGTAAAAAGAAGTTCATTCCCAAAAGCTTTTCAAGAGTGTATGGGAACAGTATTGATTGATATTCTTAAAGGTAAAACCGAAGATGAAATATCAGATTATGTTGTAAACTTCAAAAAAGAAATGGTAAATAAAGATACAAAAGATATTGCCAAAAACTCGGCAGTAAAAAATCTATCTAAATATTTACCAAAAGGTAAAAGACAATTGTTTCAATTTGCGAAAGGTGCACCAGCTCATGTTAAAGCTGGCATCTCATACAATGACTGTCTTAAACACTTTAACTCACCATTTAAATATGAACCCATGAAAAATGGTGATAAGATAAAATGGGTTTATCTTAAAGATAATCCACTTGGATTAGATGGATTAGGATTCACAGGCTATTCAGACCCACCAGAAATAGTAGACTTTATAGCAAAATACATTGACCATAACAAATTATTCGAAAGAGAGCTGAACGGTAAGTTACAAGATTTCTTTGATGCAATTGGTTGGGGTCAAGTAGTAAGTGAACAAAGAGTAGCAGAGAAATTTTTTACTTTTTAATTTGGAATTGTCAAAAAAATTTCGTATATTTGTACAAACATAAATTATAATTTAATAAAAACATGGAAAAACAATCATTAAATCGCTTCGTATCGAAGTACAATCTTGCAGGTTTAGTAGAATCTGTAAAGTGGGAATCTAAAGATGGTTCTCTTACAACATCATTCATTTCAGATGATAAATCTGTTTTGGGTAGTGTTAGTATGAAAGATTTTGATAGTACAGATGCAACATTTGGTGTGTATGATACTACAAAACTTACAAAAATGTTATCAGTATTAGGAGATGACATAGAATTTTCAATCAATGACATAGATGGGAAGTCAGTCTCATTAAAATTTAAAGATGGTTCTACATCAGTAAATTATATGTTAGCTGATTTATCAGTCATTCCTAATGTGCCAGACTTAAAACAATTACCAGATTTTGATACTGAGATAAAATTAGATTCAAACTTTATTTCTAAATTTATCAAAGCAAAAGGTGCATTAGCTGATGAAAACAATTTTACATTTACTTGTAAGGGTGATAAGAGTGGACAAATAATTTTAGGTTATTCTAATATCAATACAAATAGAATTAAAATAGATGTTGATTGTACTTGTAAAAAAGATACAGTAGACCCAATATCTTTTTCAGCAAACTTCTTAAAAGAGATATTAGTTGCAAATAAAGAAGCTACCGATGCAACATTGAAAATATCATCTCAAGGTTTGGCACACATTCATTTCGAAATAGACAATTACACTTCTGATTATTACTTGGTAGAAATACAATCATAATGATAAGTTATATAGGAGGTAAATCACAAATAGGAACTTGGATTAGGGATTATATTCCTAATGACATAGAAACATATGTAGAAACATTTGGTGGAATGTTTTGGGTATTTTTTCGTATGGATGACACTAAGTATCCTAACCTTAAAAAAGTGGTTTACAATGACTTTAATCCACTAAACTATAATTTATTTAAAAATGTAAGAGGAAGTAACTATGAATCTTTTGGTGAACTATTACTGAACGAAGATTGTCAAGGATACAAAGATGAATATGATGTAACAACGGTAGATGATTTAACAAATAAATTTAAATCATATCAGAAAGAAATCTTTGCACCTGATTTTAAAATTACAGAAGAAAATAGTCAAGATGTTGCAAAAAAATATGCATTTGTTTTGACCCAAGTATTTTCAGGTACAATGCCTGAAAAGGGTAAGTATATGAATTTCAAAGGACAATACAAACCAAAGTTTAGAACATTTAGAGAAAAATTAACTACTGACAAGTATGATTCATTTCAGAAGAAGTTAGAAAAAATTACTTTTTGTGAAAACTTAGACTTTGAAAAGGTAATTGATAAATACGATTCAGAGAAATCATATTTTTATGTTGACCCACCTTATTGGAAAACTGAAAGTTATTATTCAAATCATGACTTCGATAGAGAGGACCATGAGAGACTATGTAATCAACTAAAACAAATAAAAGGTAAGTTTAGTTTATCTTACTATGATTTTGACTTACTAAGTCAATGGTTACCAAAAAACAAGTTTGTTTGGGAACAAAAAGAATTTACAAAACAAGCTGGTACTAAAAAGGATGGTACTCGTAATAAAGGTACTGAATTGTTAATTATGAATTATAAGAAACCTAAATCTTCGGATGATAAAATCAAACAAATTAAAAAAATATCACCAAAGGTTAATGTAAAACCACTAAAAGAATTGGCAAAAATAGGTGATAAAGTAAATACAAATTCAAGTAAATTTTTTAATCTATGAGTTTTTTTGAAAACACAAAGGGTGAAGAGTTACAAAACTCGTTATGG